ACGCAGCGGCGGGCTGAATCCCCGGCCGGAACGGCCGACCGGACAGGCCGAGCAGTCCCGGCCGCAGATAATCTACATGCCGCTCGGCGGCCTTCCTAATTGACAACGCATTATGAAATCGAATCCTTACGCAGACCTGCGGATCGACAATCGGGCCGACCTCCCTGCCCCGTGGTACGATTACCCCGTATTGCAGTCGGGCGAATACAGAACCGAAATTCTCTACACCAGCGGCCGCGATTATGTAAAAGTCCATATCGGGCAACAGGACGGCGCCTGGGTGGCCGCTACGACATGGATGATCGGCGGGTCGGGCCGCGGATGCCACCCCGGCCGGAAATGGGGCGAGTTCGCCTCGGAACAGAACGCTCTGCTGTGGGCGTTCGGCGAATTGCTGGCCGAAGAGGGCGTGCTGCCTCCGGCCGCGATCAAGACCGTAAAAGCACGCATTTTCGAGATCAGACAATACAAACTGTTTTAACGATGGACGATCAATTATATTTCGAGCAGTGTCTGTTGGCCTCGCTGGAACGATTCGGGTTCACCATAGACCGACAACTAAAAATGGCGCGGGGCATTGCGTATTTCGCCACGCTTCACCCCGCATTCTCTGTTCAAATAGGGTTCGAACTATGTTTGGACGGCATTCGATTTACCGTCACTCTTCATTCGCTCTCTTTTATGAAAGGCTTTCCTTATCGGCATTTGATGCGTTATCCGCCGAAAGCGGATATAATCATTCCGATGATATTACGAGCTATTTTCAACTACCTGGGCGATGAACTTGCCCGAAATTTCCGAAACCAAATCAATTCTTAAACATTACAGCAATGAACGACAACGAAGTGAAAACAGTACAGATGACCGCCGAGGAAGCGGCGCAGTACGCGGCATTCAAAGCCGAGCAGGAACGGAAGGCGGCAGCCGACAAGGCCCGGAAGGACCGCAAGGTTTACGGTCAGATGGTGGACGAGGAGATCGAACAGGCCCTCCCGATGCTCCGGGAGCTGAGCGGCGACATCCGCACGGTCAAGGAGCAGGTGCTTGACAATTTCCGGCAGATCCTCGACATGAAGGCCGACGTGCTGAAACGGACGAAGGACGGGCAGAAAAGCCACACGTTCACCAATTCGACGGGCGACAAGCGCATCACCATCGGACGGTGCGTCGTGGACGGCTGGCGCGATACAGTCGAGGACGGCATCGCCATCGTGAAGGAGGCCGTCATGGGTCTTATCAAGGACGACGAGACGAAGGCGATGATCAACCAGATCATGCGGCTTATTGCCCGCGATCAGAACGGGAACCTCAAGGCGAGCAAGGTGCTTCAGCTCGACACGCTGGCCGAGGAGCTGCACAACGAACGGCTCAACGAGGGTATCGCCATCATCAAGGAATCCTATATTCCGAACCTGTCGAAAACCTATATCCGCGCGGAATGGAAAGACGACAACGGCGTCTGGCGGTACGTCCCGCTGGGCATGACCGAGGCATAACAGCCCCGGTCGCGCGGGGGGGGGTAATGTAAACAACCCGCCTGCCGGAGTGCGACAAAGCGGGTCGAGTGATTAAAGAAAGCCACTACAAAAATAATCACAAAACCTGCCAAAGCAATGGGTAAGCACCACATAAATACACTCCGGCGCATCCGTTTGGTCCTCGACATCGTGGAAAAGCACTACGAGCCGGGGAACAATGCGAAGAACTACTACAAAGTCTGGGAGCGGTACGTGAATCCCGTTTACCCGTGCTGTTACCGGACAATGCTCAGCTATCTGAAGACTCCCGCGAACGAATTGAAAGGACTGGAGCCAACCGATGACAAACGGCAACTGAAACTCTTTTAAGTGACAAAATGGAAGCGAACATCAAAACGATTCTACTGGCCGTCCAGCAACGGCTGGCCGAGCGGGTCCCCGAGCTGGCCTATATCGACAAGAACTGGGGACAGCTCGACTACGAGGCGCCTCCGGTCAAATGGCCCTGTGCGCTGCTCGATATCGACGAGGTTCCGTTCTCGCAGATCGGCGGAGGCGGACAGATTGCCGACGGGGTGACCGTGGAGATTCTGGCGGCGAACCTGCGGCTGGTCAGTTCGTCGGCCGCCGCACCCCGCAAGGCCGATGCCTATCGGCTTATCGAGTTGCTCGACAAGATTCACTCGGCCCTCCAGCGCTTCACCGACGGAACGTTCGGCCCGATGTTCCGCACGCAGATCAAGAAGATCGCCGCGGTCCGTGCGGGCGAATGTTACAAGGTCCTCTACCAGACCGCCTACACCCTGCCCGGCGTGCAGGAGGGGCAAAGCGCCAAACTGCCGCCCTCGTCCATCCGTCTGGAGATGAAATGATCCGACGAAAGAAGGGAGCCGCGAGGCCCCCTTCTTCATTTGATCCGGCTCTGCATGTATGCCTTGAGACGTGCGATGATCTTCTGCCGCAGCTCCTCGGCGTCGCCCATGTACTGACGCCTGGGCATTTGAAAACCCCGGCCGCGCCCGGCCCGTCCGCCCGTATTGTGTACCTCCGCATAGGGCACTTTTGCGTTGCCCGCCGTCCATACGACCTCCTGCGGGGTCGCGCGGGCGATGCGGATGCTGTTCATCAGGGCGGCGGAGTCGATCATGAGCGACCCGCGCCGCCGCGTTCCTGCCTTGTCCTTCTTCGCCAGCGGCCAGGGCGTGCCGTCGAATCCCTTCTTCCGGAAGGCCCCTTTGAAATAAGACACTCCGGTCATGGCAGCGATGTCGGCGACGTCCTGCATGTCGATCCGCGCCTTGTCGAGTATTTGTTTCGGTATCATTGCGGTTTGTTCAAAATTCACTATATTTGCATCGAAGCGCGCAGCGCCGGGGATGAATCATCCCGGCCAACCCTCGCGGATGACGGGGGCCGGGCGAGTCCGGGCACGATACGGCGGCGGGGCGCGTCAATCCGAAGCGGATCGGTAGCACCGGGACCTCAACCCGTTGAAACAGCACAGGCGACTACCAGGAACCGGGCCGCGAAGCACAGGGGAGCGTTGAAAGGCTCCCCTTACTTTTTCACCAGCAGCCCGCGCCGATACTTGAGCCGGGGGTCTTTCTCCGGTGCGATCTTCCCGCCGCTTCTGGTCGTCGGGCGGATGGCTATTTCGAACCACGTCCGGACGGCGAGCGTCTTTCCGTTCTCGATCCGGCACACGACGTTGATCGCCTTGTCGCGGTAAAAGCGGATGTAGTTCAGACAGTCGAACGCCTTGCCGTCGTAATTGTTCAGCCATACCTCGTCGGGCTGCCGCAGAACCTCGGCGATCACGTCGAGCAAAGGCACGCGCGCCGCGGTGTATTTGCCCGACGTATGCGTTGCGAACGTCCGCTCGGGGAGTTCTATCGTTTTGCCGGAGAAGTCCGTAAAACGGCCGTTTTGGGCGAACCATCCCGCGGGATCGCCCGAGAACGGGACGAACTCCCGCGTCGCGGCCGCCAGCCGTTTCCCGAACGACGGCAGCCCGTAATGCTGGCAATGGAGTTTACCGAGAAGCGAGGCCGCCCGGTCGGGAAACTTGCGGATGTACATTTGATTCGCCGTGAAGATCTCGGCCGTCTCGGCCCGGTTCACGCCCCAGCCCTGGGCCGTCGTCCGCTTCCATTCGGGGCTCTTCAGAAACGCCTGCATCTTCTTCTGCTCCTCGCCGAAATCCCCTTCGAACTCGTCGGCCATGATCGCCTCCACCCGGCAACGGCAGTTCCAGTCGTTCGGCGGGAAGATCTTCCGCCATGCCGGATCGGACGCCGGGAGCGTCAGTCCGTCCAGCGCGGCATGGGACGGTCGCACCTGGCCGTCGCCTGCGGTACGATAGACCCAGTAGGGGAAAATATCGGCCCGCCGCCGGAGCTGTCGGTAGTTGCTCGCTGCCTCGGCGACCTGCACGGCCGTGCGGTACTCCGTGCGCTGCCATCGGTCGTTGAACGTGCGCGTGATCTCCGCGGCCCGGGCTTTGAACTCGTTATAGCTCTTGCTTTCTCGGAACGCCTGGTTCAGCTCCTGCACCTCGGCGAGCGTCTTGGCCGCGGAGAAGTGGAACAGGTTTTGTTCGAGGGCCGCCGTATATACGTCGTCCGGCACGTCGTATTCGACGGCCGCCTCGACCGTTCCCGAGGTGTGTGCGAATACGGTTCGAACGGCCTTCAAAAGGTCGGAGGCGATGTATTCGAACAGCTCGGCGTCCCAGTAGTCAGACTTCCCGGCCGCCACGCGCCCGACGAGCGCCTCGTCCCGCGGCGTGAGGGATTCTCCATCGGATGCCCCGTCCTGCGGGGCCTCCGCGAAAAAAGCGTGTCCGTCCGCACCGTCTTCCGTACCTTCCCCGTCCTGCCGCTCCCCG